AACTACAACGCCACCAAGACTAAGTATACTGGCGAAGCACCTGACACAGCACCTAGGATCGGTCCTGGTATTGTATATGATAGCAACCTGCTATTGAACTATGACTTTGGAAACAGAGCGACTTATGATAGTTTTGCTAATACATATTATACCCCCAATATTATTAGTTCAGAAATTAAAATAACAGCATCTGATGGTGCTGCTGGTGATTCTTTTGGAGAACCAGTAGCAGTAGGATCTGGTAGAATTGTTGTTGGTGCTCCAGGTGATGATGATGATGGAACTAATACTGGTTCAGCATACGTTTTTGACTTTGATGGAAATCAATTAGCAAAGATCACTGGTTCTGATGCTACTACTGATTATGATAATTTTGGATCCTCAGTAGCAGTAGGAAACAATAAAATTGTTGTTGGTTGTGCTGCTCGTAACTCCAATACTGGAGCCATATACATCTATGACTTAGATGGAACTAACGAAGTTATTGTTACTGCTTCTGATGCTGCTGCTGGCGATCTTTTTGGATGCTCAGTAGCAGTAGGATCTGATAAAATTGTTGTTGGTGCTCGGTATGATAATGATAATAATCAATTTAGTTCTGGATCAGTATACATCTATGACTTAGATGGAACTAATGAGGTTAAAATAACTGCGTCTGATCCTGGGTTGACTGATTATTTTGGAGATTCAGTCGCAGTAGGATCTGATAGAATTGTCGTTGGTGCTTATGCTGATGATGATACTGGAGGATTTGATTTTGGATCAGCATATATCTTTGACCTTGATGGAAATCAATTAGCAAAAATAACTGCTTCTGATGGTGCTGTTGGTGATAATTTTGGGTGGTCAGTAGCAGTAGGAAACAATAAAATCGTTGTTGGTGCTTGGCGTGATGATGATAACGGATCTGATTCTGGATCAGCATACATTTATGATTTAGATGGTTCAAATGAGATTAAGATAACTGCTTCTGATGGTGCCGCTGGCGATAATTTTGGATACTCAGTAGCAGTAGGATCTGATAGAATTGTCGTTGGTGCTCGGCATGATGCTGATAGGGGAGATTTTGCTGGAGCAGCATACATCTTTGACCTTGATGGAAACCAGTTGTCTAAAATCACTGCTACTGATACTGCTGCTGTTGATCGGTTTGCAAACCGATTAGCAGTGGGTGATGATAAACTCGTTATTGGTGCTTTTGCTGATGATGATAATGGAAATGATTCTGGTTCAGCATACGTATATTCTCTTAAACTACCACTACCAACCACAGTAAAGAACCTCTCAAGTTCTTCTTATACTGGCACGATCAACGGAGCTACTTTCAATAGTGCTGGATACTTTGAGACCACTGCCGATGCTTGGGTTGGTGCTGGATCTGTTGCCACAGGAACATCGGACATGACTATAGAGCAGTGGGTAAGAGCTAATAGTTTTCCAGTTACATTTCATGCTACATTCTATTCACAAAGTTCTAATGTTAGTGGATTTTATGGAGTTGGATATGGAGCTGAAACAAGTGGGTGGTTCTTTGGCGATTACAATGGATCTGTTAGAAATGTTGCCACTTCTGGAACAACAGCATCAGTAAACACATGGTATCATTTCGTTGCTAGAAGATCTAGTGGTAATCTTACAGTCCATATTAATGGAGTTGATGTAACTTCGACTAGTGCTAGCACATCAATATCATTCACTGCTGCTGATCCTAGAATAGGAAACAACCCAGCAGCACCAGTAGGTGAATACTGGGATGGAGATATAGCAGAGACAAGAATTTATAATCGTGCTTTATCATCAACAGAAATCTCCCAAAACTTCAATGCTACCCGTGCTAAGTATGGCGTCTAACTAAATAGATAAAGCAAAGAATATCTATTAGAGGGCAGTCCGTAATGGCAAGGAAGACAATCCTGAGTAACTATTATCTCTTTGATGCGTCTGAGAGAGAAGTTGTAATTCCTGGTGGTGTTCAGAAAGAAGCATTGGTTCTGATCACTAACGTTACAGATAACAAAATTATCTATAACTTCTCTGATCCAGAGTTGACCTCTACTGAGTATCATATCTCAACTGATATTAGAAACGTCACTACAACTAGAGTTAAGTTGGCATATGATACTACATCTATGTCGGACACTGATAAACTTCAGATTATTGTTGACGATTTTGAAGAAACTTATCAACCAGCAGAGACATATCATGACTCTGTAAACAAGATGAGAATGTCTGCACCACAGTCGCAGATTGATACTGACTTTGAATACTCTACTCAGGACACCAAGTGGGAAGCACTGTCTCTTCTTAACAATAATCCCTTTGCTTACAAGAGTGCTACAAGTCTGAATGTTTCTGACATGACTGTCACCACAGACAGTAGAGAAGTTCTGGTTTCATGTAACCCACCTCCAGGTGCTGGTACAGCAATCTTTATTCAGGATAGTTTGTTCCCTGCAGCAAACGGTGTGTTTATTGTTGACGATGCAAACACAGGTCAAAATACATTCACATACACTGCTAAGTATGCTTGGACCCAAGGCGGCGGTACTATCTATGACGGTGCTAGAACTAATGTATACAGTGGTATTCATTATACTGGATCTGAATTAGGTGGAGTAATTACTGTTACCACTGCATCTGATAACAGAGTGATTGTTACTTGCACCAATGCTCATGGTCTTGAAGTTGGTAATGAGTTTGCTATTGCTGGTATCAGTGGTCAAAACATGAATGGATCTTGGACAGTTTCTCGTGTTAACTCGCCAGTTCAATTTACATATGTAACAACACTTGCGCCTAGTGGATCAACTGGTGGTACTATTAAACTTTATCCAAGACCTCAAGGTAATTCTATTCACAGAGCATTTGATGGTGGTGTTAAGTTCTCTACAAATACCCACTCTAAGAACCAATCAGCAATTAGACAGACTAAGCGTTACTTCCGTTATCAGTCTGGTAAAGGTGTAGCATTCTCCACTGGTTCTATTTTGGAACCAGCAATTGAGAACGTTGATAGTCTCACTGCATCTGGCAATACTATTACAGTTGTATGTGCAGTCGCACACAACGTTACTGTTGGATCTGAAGTTGATGTTCGTGGTGTCGATGATAACAATTACAATGGAACTTATGTTGTAACTGAAGTCATTGATGCTTACACATTTAAGTACAATTCAAATAATGCTCCAACTGATGCTGTTGCTTCTGGAGCATATACTGTAACGCCAGTCAATCTTTATGGAACAAACCTAGAGATTGGTATGATGGACCAACAGAATGGATTGTTCTTTAGATCTTCTGCTGGTGAACTATCTCTTGTTCGTAGAACATCCACTTTCCAGTTGTCTGGTAGAGTTACAGTAACTGCAGGAAGCACGCTTGTTTCTAGTTATACTTCTGTTAATGGACAAACAACTAAGTTCTCCAAGCAGTTGAAGCCTGGTGATTATATTGTTCTCCGTGGTTCTTCCTACCGTGTTGATGGTATTATTTCTGATACGCAGATTGTTATCTTCCCTGATTATCGTGGACCCACTGCATCTAACGTTCCAGTAACTAAAACAGTAGAAACAGAATGGAAACAGTCTGACTGGAACATTGATAGAATGGATGGATCTGGTAAGTCTGGTTACACCATTGATAAAACCAAGATGCAGATGTTCTACATGGACTACTCTTGGTATGGTGCTGGTTTTGTTCGCTGGGGATTCCGTGCTCAAAACGGTAACGTAATCTATGCACATAAGATTCCTAACAATAACCAGAACACTGAAGCATACATGAGATCTGGTAACCTACCAGCTCGTTATGAAGTTAATACTGTTGCTCCATCAACAGTTGCTACAAAGACTTTCTTAAACTCTGATGCTGTCTTGTATGTTGAAAACATTGCTAAGTTTCCAAGCACTGGTACGTTGAGAGTTAAGCAAGTTAGTGGTGCAACTGCTGGTGTCTATGAGTACATTAATTACACCAGCGTTGTTAAATTTGAGCAAGATGTATTGAATACTACTGCTGGTAATAATCAAATTGAGGTAGCAAGTACCACAAACCTTGCACCAGGTGGTGTCCAACCTATTATTTTTGATACTCCATTTTCTAACGTTGTAGCAAATAAAGTTTACTATGTAGCATCTGTTCCTTCCAGCACAGCATTTACTATTACTGATACTGCTGGCAGTTCTACTCCTATTGCATTGACAACTCAGACTGGTTCTGCTCTATCGCCACTAACTCGTGCAACATCTGGTTACTTTAGTGGTATTACTAGAGAGCAATCTGGATCTACTGGAAGATCTTTAACCATGGCTAATGGCAGTGCTATCGGAACTATCGATAGTGCAACTAATATTCAAGTTGGACAGAGAGTATATGGATCTGGTATTCCCGCAGATACATATGTTGCTTCTCTATCTGGAACTAGTATCACATTAAGTAACGCAGTTACTAGTGCTAATCCATCTGGTCTATACTTCCCTCCGTTGGGAAGTAATGAAGCAGCAAATACGTTTACTTACAGTGCAACCCAACCTATTGGTGTTGAATTACTCAATGCAACTGCAGTACCATCTATTTCACACTGGGGTTCTTCCGTTATTATGGAAGGAATGTATGATGATGACCGAGCATATGTTTATACCGTTGGTACTAAGCAGCAGCGTGGTATTGCTACTGGACAAACCAGAGCAATTCTTGCTCTTCGCCTAGCACCTTCTGTTGACAATGGTATTACTGGAAACTTTGCTACGAGAGAATTGATTAATAGAATGCAGTTGGTTCTTCGTCAGGTTGACATCTCTGCTACTGGTAAATTCTTCGTTGAATTGGTGTTGAATCCTGTTCCCGATCAAAATGAAACATGGTTGAACGTGGGTGGTACATCTCTGGCACAGTATTCTATTCTAGATACCAACACTGATTTGATTGGTGGGGAAGTTATCTTTGGATTCTATGCTGATAATGATGTTAAGTCTTATGACCTTAGCGCAGTTAAAGAAATCTCTAACTCCATTTTAGGTGGTGGATCTAACGGATATAATACATCCTCTGCTCCAAGTCCAACTGGTATCTTCCCAGATGGTCCCGAGGTTCTTGCTGTTAGATGTACCAACATTGCTGGTGGATCTAGATCTATTGACGCACGTTTCTCTTGGACGGAGGCTCAGGCATAAATAGAGTTGCCTTACTCCTATACCTATGCTTGGCAACAAATCCAAAGCAAAGGTAGAAGAGAAAGACGACCAGCATGAAGATAAAAGTGAAGTCCTTGGTAATTTGGTGAAAGTTGTTGTACTTATTTGGTCTGCTTCTCTCCTAACCTTTAGTTACGTTCGCTTACCTAATGGTCAAAAGATCCTAGACTTTGACCCTACCTTCATCGCGTCGGTCTTCTCTGGATCGCTAGCTGCTTTTGGACTGTCTCCTGCTAAAGCAGGTGGTGGTAATGGAAACAGCAAACCAGTAGCGAAAAAAGAACCTGAAGTTGTTTCTGCTGTGGAGCCAAGAAAAGATGCAAAAACTGATTAATGTTATCGCTTTGCTGTCAGGATTGACCAGTGCTGCCCTCATCGGTGGTGCTGGTTATGTCCTTATGAATAAGGATGCCCTGATCGATCAAGCAAAAGGTGCTGCTACTAAGGCAGCAACGGAAGCAGTCACTGCTGCTCTCCCTGGTATGTTAGATGCCGCTATGCCTAAGATGCCTGAGGTAACTGGTCCTGCTGTCCCTAGCACAACTGGACCTGCTATCCCATCACTACCATGAAACTACCCTGGAAGTCTGATGTAACATCTACCGAGGAAACACCAATGGAAATGCCAACAAAGAAAAGATCACCAATAAAGGTGGCGGCGTTGGCATTAGGTGCCGTCCTAGGTGTTTCTCATATTGGACTTCTGGGTTATGTGTTGAGACCACAAGAAAAGGTTCATCAACCCCCTACTATTAATATTCCTCATGGTCCTTACTCGTCTTATAAAATCAAAGCGGGTAAGGATGGATATGAGATTGAGTATAAAGCAAACGATCCTGCTATTCTAAACTCAGAAAGATCTCTGCACCTGAACAAACATAAGGAAGGTTTCTTTGGAGACCAGACTGAGATGAGAAGAGAGTATCGTCGTGATCAATATACAATGGACGGTGTACGCAACCTAGGAGGCGCTGTAGTAGACAGCGAGGGAAAGTCCCTTGCAAAAAGCGAAGAGTGCATCAGGGCGGACGCTGGCGCACGCTCACAAGGTGCGATGGCAGGGACCGCAATTAGTGCTGGTCTGATTGTCCCAGCAGTTACTAGCATCCCCTATGTGGGTTGGTTAGCGGGTGGTTGGGCACTGCTCCTAGGACAGAAAGCAGGATCCGAAATTGGGTCCGAAATTGGAAGTACATTTAATGATTGCTGATGACTAATACTGTAAAGAGAAACAAGAAAAGAAATGATGCGAAGGAAGAATTCTTCCTGTATGTCGCATTCCATTCTGCACTTACTGCATTTTTCAATTTCTTTAAGGATGACTAATGGAAATACCTAACATCACTTCTCCTAACATCAATGTTCGGGAGATTGACATTCCACAGGTCATAACTGCAAACGAATATTACACATCAACTCCACTAGCACCACCTGTAGTGGTAAATATTGGTGTGCCCATCGTTGACGTGCCTGGTTGTGTTGAAGCCCACGAAGCGAATAGCAAATCTAAAACTCTCGGAAGTGATGACGAGAGAGGACTGGTTACGTATTGTGACTCTGGCGTTCCCAGTTATAATCCTATTAATTTTGAACCTAACCAGATAGTTCCTACTAAACCTTCGGGAGTAGATACAAGGCAACCTAAAGCTCCCGAAGCACCTGATCT